ATCCTACGTTATAAAATAGTAAGACGCCATCAAAATACGTAAATTCTTTGGAAAACTACATGAAAAACGCTCCTATAGGCGTGAATTTTTGTGATTGTCAAGGAGCAGACGATAATCCCGACAAAGGTACTATGTCAATATGTATGACATTTGTTAATGATGATCACAGTTGGGGAGTACAGTATCTTTTTGTATATGAGCGCATTCGTTACCGTATAATGAGTAATGGTGCTGTGGACGAATGGAGGCGAATAATATAGAAATTTTCCTCTTCCCATTTAATTGGTTTGTGAACAGAGCACTTCTTGTGGCAAAATAAAGGTAAAATAAAGCCATAGGAGGTGCACTTTTTTGACAAAAATCGAAATGATACAATCGAGGATAATGGAGAGGATGCAGGATATACTTTCGAACGAACAGTTGCAGCACTTGGAGAACGTCTTGGCGATAGAATTCCACGGGATTGAGGTGCAGGAGGAGTGTACGCAGCTAGTAACGTCAGAAATTCACTGGCAGAAGATTCTTAGGACCTTCATTGCTTCGAAAAGAATCGAGAACTGCAGTCCAGGAACACTGGAAAGATATAATGACTGTGTAGTTAAGCTTGTCACGGCTCTGAATAAGCGGCTACAGGATATCACAACGAATGACATTCGATACTATCTTGCAATGTATCAGGAACAGAGGAAGATCTCTATGAGCTATATGGATACGATCAGACGGTACCTAAGTAGCTTTTTTGCATGGATATCGGATGAGGGGTATATTAGCCGCAATCCTATGAGGCGCCTTAAGAAGATTAAGGTACCAAGAATGATTAAGAAACCCTTTACACAAGCTGAAATGGAGCATCTGCGCTGTAACGCGGAGTGCCAGCGAGACATAGCAATCATGGCGTTCCTGTACAGTACAGCGGCCAGAATTGGGGAGGTTGTGAGACTGAACCGGAAAGACATAAATTGGGCTAATAAGGAAGTGATTATATACGGAGAAAAGGGAAAGAAGGAGAGAAGAGTATACCTGACGGATGATTGTGCATATCATCTGCATAAGTATCTGTTATCCAGAGATGATACAAACCCGGCCTTGTTCGTGAGCAATAAGCGGCCACACACCCGCCTAGGAAAGCAGGCAATCCAGTCCATGCTACGAACACTTGGCCAGAAGACGGAAATCCATGCACATCCGCATAAATTCCGTCGCACATTACTGACGGACGCCGGAAACCGAGGCATACCACTTCAGGAAATCCAGATGTATGCCGGACACCAGAAGCCAGACACGACTATGATGTATGTGACGGTAAGTGAAGAAAACGTCCGAGCATCATTCAGACGGTATATAGCCTGAATTGTTCTAAATAAATAATATAATTTTTTGAAGCTGGCAGAAATGGCAGCCTTTTTGTCGTACCTAAAAAACTACAAAAAGGAAATGAGGATTAAGAAGATGTTCAGAGAGACGATATTATACAAAATGGGAAGACGGAAATTATTTAATAAGTTTGGCACTTACACTTGACTCAGTTGCTTGTATAGTAATTTTACGAATTAAAAAATTGTTACCCATGATCGCCACTCGCTACTATCAGTCACTGTTGACCTTATCCATGCACGATCATCATTACCTGGCAGTATTATTTGGCAAACTCTAGTTGGTATTAATGCAAAAACCAGCATATAGCAATTTGTACAATCAGCTGGTCTGTTTTTTGCTAAAGCGGGGTCGGAACCTGTTAAATAATACGCTCCAGTGGTTTTTAATTCATTATAATCAAACGCCTGTTCAAGCAAAATGGCACTTCTAGTTAATATGCTCAGAGGATTACTATTTAATTCATTAAGTGCGGCTGGAAGTGTCTTGGTTCCCTGATCTAATGCAAATGTTTGCGATGTCAAATTTTTGAGTATCTGGGTGGTCAAATCCTCAAGTGTGATAACACCACCCTCATTTGTGGTTGGGTCTACAAATATCAATTTCTTTCCTGTTGGTACTTCTTTTACTGTGGCCAAGGCATTTGCGTTCTGGCCGTCCTGCGGTAATGCCATATTATCTCCTTTCTGGTGCCCTGATCGGGCACCTTACGCATCTACTTGTAAGCATATAGCCTTACTTCCAACTACCAGAATCTTGTCACCAACGACAAGAGCCATATGTATATATCTTGTGAATTGTCCGATAACTACTCCACCGAACATATAATCATTGTTATTTACTGTTACTGAATAGCCATACTGTAGGAACACTTCGCCGCTCTCTGTGCGTCTGCTCCAGGCAAACCATGCAGCCGGATATTCTTTTGTAACATCCTTGCCAGCTTTATATAGAACCGCTGATATCGTAGTAGTTCCGTCGCCATTGTCCTGATACTTCGCATTGTATAGGAGTGTTCCATCTGTAACACCATGCAGATCAGTTATGGTTTGAGATAGTTCTGTTTCAAACCCTTTGATACTGCTCTGGATATTAGCCACCTCCTGAGATGTCGTTTCAATTGCGCTCTTAGCTTCCTGTGCCTTCTTGTCTGCTGCGGCTATATCTTTTGCAAGACCTGCAGCATCTGATATGATCGATACCGTCTGCGTATCCAGGAGCTGCACACCAGATTCATCATACAGAGAGCATTTGATGATATTTACATCCGGGCCAGATGGAGTATATACCTTCATCAGCTCCGGAGATGTGGATCCATATTTGATATTGTAGGTCTTCCCGGAATCCGTTGACTCTTCGATCTGGAACTTTCCGGAATAACTGCTCACCATACCATTGTCATTTTTAAAAGCTGAGAACGTCACATTTGCTGGTTCCAGTGTTTTATCATCTTTCAGTTTCTTAATAATCTGTGTACTAGCTCTCAGGTCATAACTCAGGCCAATCTTACCGTCCTTAGCTTTGGATACAGAAAAACGCTTTGTGATCCATGAGCCCACGGACTTCACTACCATCGTTTTGCCACTAATAATCAAGCCTTTACCGCCTACCAGAAGTACTTTACTTTCCAGTCCGTACAGTGCCGATATATCAACATATCCGCTGTCAGTGGACATTGCAGTAACCTGATACTTTCTGAGATTCGGATCCCATGTTCCGGCTATGCCGGGAGATGTAGTAGCCTTGATCTCATCAATATGATCAGATACATCTGTATCACCCAGGAACACTGAAAAGACAGTGTAACAGGAACTGTAATCCCCTCCGGTTCCATCTGCGTAGGTATGGACCACATGAGCGTCATTATTGAGCGATGCACCAATAGCATCCAGTGTTGAGATACCAGATAATGTTTCCATGGCCTTCTTAGCCGCATCTGTTGCCGCTGATGCACTATCTGATGCAGAACTTGCAGTGTCTCCAATCCGGGTGATATTCTGGCTCATCTTAGTGTATGCCTGATTAAGACTTTGGTTAGAATCATCCAGCCAGATACGGTTACTCTTGATTACCTTGGAGCTGTTATTGATTTCTGTAAACAGGCTGTTTATATCAAGTTTAGATGCTGCTATGTTGGCCGAATCAGACACCATCTTATTGACGATCAGCCCATCTGCTATCGCATCAGGCTTAACACCTGTTGCATCGATCAGGATGCCTTTTCCGGTCTTATCAAACAGGGAGAAGGTGAAATCTCCATTTGCGTCCCGTCCAGCCTGCATCCGGACTGTGCCATCTGTATCGGACCACTGCTGCGTTGCTCCCTGGATACGGATGCCGCCATCGTCGGAAGCTATCAGGAATTTGTTTGTTGAGATTGTGCCGGCAAGAAGATCTGCAACAGATACTGTTTGCATCACCGCTGACCGAATCAGAGCCGAGTCAATGACCGCATTCTGTGAGGTCAGGTGGATGTTCTGTATTTCACCAATACCAGCACCGCCTGATAAAAGTACCTTGATATTCCCGAATTCATTATCCAGGATACCGATTTTGGCGTTAACAGCTGTAAAATCAGTTGTTCTGAGGGTGTAGATATCTCCTTCTACAGCTTCCAGTCTTTTCGTATACGTTTCCTCAAACTGTGCCGTATTTGATTTCAGTATTCCAAATTCGCCTTCTACAGCTGTGATTTTTCCAGACACATCCAGATATTTTACACCTAGCTCTTTGATGTACGCTGATTCAATTATTCCATTTTCCAAATCAATAATCTGTCTGCTATGTATTCCATCGATTGCATCTCCGTCAATCTGGCCATTATCGTTCGTGATGTTATCCACCGTATCTGCGGTATCTTCATACTTTTGTGCCAGCTCATCAAAAGTCAGAACTTTATTCGCCAGTGTGCAGCTATTCTTTTCCGGCGCCTCCGGATAAATTTTCACACTTACAATACGCTGCTTCTCTTTCTCTCCAGTAACGTGATCGATTAAAGTTACCGTATCACCGATTTCGTATTGGAGTATTGAATATTTTTGGGAATTTCGTGATAAATCTACGATGTCTGCACTGTATGATACATACGGCTTGCTCATATCTGCCAGCTTTGCTGCAGCATCTTCTTTTAATGAATCTGCGATCGTATATCTCTCATCTTTCCAGATGCAGCGTTTTTTCTTGCTGCTGTACTGATGATTTTCCAGATAAATCTTTCCTGAATTAACTGTTTCAATGGTTAATCCATCTTTTCCGTATGGCTCTATCTCTGTGTAGAAATCATATGTGGAATACTGTACAGTAAGCTTTCGAAGATTCAGCTGGTCTGAAAAATACACTCCCTTGTCACTTCCGATTTCCGGATATATATCGATGCTCTGTTTTTTAGAATCAATCTTAATCTCAGCCCGATATGTTTTCAAAGCCTGTTTCAGGACATCCAGCGCAGACACATTTGCCATGGACAGTGTTCGTTTTTTTGAAACACTACACTCACCAACTGTCCAGCCAGTTCCTGTAAATGCCAGCTGCAATGCTGCTTTTATCGTTTGTTCTTCTGATCTGAATGTCCTGAACGGTTTTCCTTCCAGGCTTTCCAAGTCCAGTTGCGCCGTTATATTTGCTGTTCCCTCACTGCTTTTTTCGATTTCTTTAACAACAAATCGGTCTTCTTTTGTTTCTATGTACCCTTCAACCACAATAGCTGATCTGACATTTCTGTACGGTACTGAAAACGTAAGTGTCTTATCATCAAGCTCGATCGAGTTCTCGATACACAAATCACTGTATTTTCGCAAACCCTTCACGGGGACTTTATTTTTATCTAATATTCTAAGCATGTTATCCTCCCCGCTTTTTCATGATTATTTTGCTATTTCAAGT